ATAGTCACGCCGGGCTGGGCACCTATTTGCGCCGAGAAGTACGCTATCCTTGATGATCTTACGGGCAAGCGAGTCTTGGATATCGGCGCATGGGACGGCTACTGGACTTGGGAGGCTCTGAAGCGAGGAGCCAAAGAGGTTGTCGCCATAGATGATTTCAGTGACACGTTGGGCCAGCCTATCAAACGAATGGCATGGGAAACCTTCGATATCTGCCGAGAAGCATTTGGGTTTACGGAATCAGCAGAATCGAATAATGTATTAGACATTCATCGTTACGACGATAGAGACCCAAAGACTACAGTTATCCCCATGGCGGTTGCTTTAGCTCCGGCATGGCGCAATGGGGCTGGTGCAGTTGTCCGTCGTGTCGAATTATCAATCTATGAGATTGCGGAATATGTAATTGGCCGTTTCGATATCGTCTTTTTCTTCGGCACGCTCTATCACTTGAAGCATCCTTTGCTGGCCCTTGAGAAGATATCGCAAATCTGCGACGGCGAAATCTATATCGAGTCGGCTATTTGTGACGACTTCTCACCTTACCGGGGCGGATTAGAGAAGGGCTACCATGATAACGATATGGTGACTGAATTCTACCCGAACAATGAATACGGCGGCAATCCTTCAAACTGGTGGGTGCCTACGCTTCAGTGCTTGGGTTACATGACACAAGCGGCGGGTTTTGCAAATGTCGAACTCTGGCGATTGACGGAGAATCCCAAAGACGCGGGCCAGTGTAGAGGGTTTGTCTATGCGAGCAAGGCAGAAGGCGAAGCGCCAGCCAACGTCAAGAAACAAGCTCAGACGCAGAAGGTATTGAGCCGCCATTCTAAAGTCTTTGCAGTGATGAGCATCCCACGTTTGGGCTTCCAGGATAATCAGTTCTGTGCGATGGAGGCTTTGGTGCCTTTGAAGATACCGCTTATCAAGGTTCAAGGGGCTTTCTGGGGCCAGTGCCTTGAGCGGGGGCTGATGACACAGATAGACGCCGGGGCAGAGATTCTACTGACAATCGACTACGATACGATATTCAAGAAGGAAGATCTCCAAGAGTTGATTGCCCTGATGGATAGTCACCCTGAAGTTGACGCTCTGGTTCCCGTTCAAGTTGGCAGGCATGGCAAGAAGACGTTATGCACCATGCGGAGCAAGAGTGGGCAATGGATGGAATTCGTTCCGGTGGAATGTTTCGCGCAGGAAATTCAGTCGATTTCAACGGGACATTTCGGACTTACCCTGATACGCACAAGTGCCTTGATGAAATTGCCGCACCCTTGGTTCATCGGCCAGCCTGATAAGGACGGCCAGTGGGGCCGGGATCGTGTCGATGAGGATATCTATTTCTGGCGGCATTTCAAGGCGAACGGCAGCAAGGCGTATATGGCAAATCGTGTTGTAATCGGCCATCTTGAGCTTATGGCTCTGTGGCCGGATACCAATATGAATATCATCTATCAGCAGCCTAAGGAATTCTTCGAGAGCGGCAAGCTGCAGAATGTCTGGAAATAAAGAGATGAACATGGACAACATCATCAAAGAACTGAAATTGCAGTTGGGCCATAAAGAACTCTCGTTGACGATGGACGAAGCCCAAAAGTTGAAGGAGGCTTTGGATGAGCTTTTTGGAAATGGGAGTATTCCTTATGGACAACTGGAAGTCCGTATTGCGTTACTTCGGCTGCTGGAAGGCCTGTTTTGATTTCAACACTAACGCCGTGACTTTGAAGGTGGCTTAATGCGAAATTGGCTTTGCACAAAATGTTGGGATACAGGGCATGTGGGCATTTTCAAAAAGAGAGAATGTTCTAAGTGTGGGGGGAATCCCAAAAGTCTGTTGCCACCCAAACCGAATATCAATCCACCCGGACAGGGAATATCAAGGAGCAAACCATGAACATAATTTATCTGAAACTTTTGAAGCCTTGGGGGCAGTACAAAGAAGGCGAGACGGTGCGATTCGGCGAAAGCAAGGGCCGTCCCTTGATTGCTAAAGGCATCGGTGTAGAAGTCAAGGCCCCCAAAAAAGAAGAACTACCCCAGGAGGCCGAATTGAAGGTCGAGCCAGTGCCGGAGAAAAAGCCGGAGGCCGAGACGGCAACGCTCGCGCCTGGGGCTGAAATCCTTGCAGAAACGGCGGATGTCACGCCGCGGCGCAGGGGCCGTCCAGCAGGGCAGAGAGGCGGTGACTAATGGCTGATATAAGCGTAAATGAAAGTATTGCCCTTTTGGATTCGCCAGCTTCCTATGTTGTTGGTGCATCTGATAGCATTGTATCATGGACGCCGCTTTACAAGGAGCTCGTCGCCAATGCAGACCAAACGCCGTTCTATATCAATGCTTCAGTTGGTAGTACAACGACTGGCTGTTCTACGATATTGGCGGCACAGGGCGCGGGGACATATATCATTTTGAGGCGACTTGAAATTATTGCCGCCGATGCAACGATTGTCAGAATCGGTTATGGCGAGAGTGGCGGTTGGGTGCAGCACATGATATGGGGACCATTGAACTTCAATACGCAGGCGACGGCTGCAGGATTCAAGATCGGTTCACAATACAATCGAAAATTTGGGCAATTGTTCCGGCTGCCGTCTAATACGGCATTGACGGTAGATGTAAGTGCTATAGCGGCGGTTGTTGTAACAGCCGAAGGCTTAATAGCTAACAACTAAACTAAAGGAGAAATACACATGGCAAGACGTAAGAAAGACAACATCGAGTGCGTAGGCGTGAGAGGGTTCTTCCGCCTGAACATTGTGGACAAGAAGACCAAGAAGATCGTCGGGGACAGTGGCTGGGTACGCAACCAGATTACCAACTACGGCCTGAATAGCTGTATCGTGGCCCTACCCTTGAAGTGCGCCAACAGTCTTCAGGCTACGGGCATGATGCTGGGGTCAGGCACGAATCCTGCCAGCAATGCAACTGCGCTGGACGCCTCGAACACCGATTACTGGGGCAGCTTCTTACAGAGCACGGTCATTAGCAGCTTGACCGCAAGGGCGACCTGCAGCTTCGACGGCACGCTCGGCGCAGCTACGCTGGCCAATATCGGTATCTATGCCGCCAGTACCGGGACGCTCATTGCAGGCAAGACGTTTGCAAGCTCGGCAATAACTACGGATCAGGATATCAACGCCACGTATGAGTTGCGGTATAGTACGAGCTGATAAGGACTTATGAGCGTTTCGTAGCTTCTTGCAAATACATCTTGACCCATTGTAGGGAGGTCGAATGAATCGACTCTTTGACAAGGCCAAAGGCGTCCGCCTCGATGTAGGCTGTGGAGCGATAAAGCAGAAGGGCTTTCTCGGCATGGATATCGAGCCTGGCCCGAACGTTGATATCGTCCACGACCTGCAGAAATTCCCCTGGCCAGTGCCGAAAGATATCTGCACGATGATTCTGGCGAGTCACGTCTTTGAGCATATCGAGCCGAAGTATCGCTTTGCGTTCATGGATGAGTGCTGGCGGATTATCAAGCCCGATGGCCAGCTTTGGATTGCCTGCCCGTATGCGAACAGCGTGCTTGCGATGGCCCATCCGGCGCACTATCCCTGCCCGAACGAAGCGGCCTTTGAGTTCTTCGATCCTGACTATCGGCTGTGGCACTGCTCAGGCCACAAGAAGCCCCTACCGTGGAAGATTGTCAAACTGGCCTTTGAATTGAACGGCTGTATCGAGATTGTCTTAGAGCCTCGAAAGACGGATAAGGGCAAGATCGGCGAGATACCGAAAGAACCTAAGAACTTCGGCTCTGTCCAATTCCTTGAGCGCAAGCAGCCGGAAGGTCAAGTGATGTGGCCGAAGAAGAAGCGAAAGGAGAAGCATGGCGGGATTCGGGGACACAACCAGAATCGGCGACGCAGCGAAGGTCGCGGTTGTCGATAAGCCTAAGCAGGCTACTCAGCGCAACGGAAATACGATGAACATTGTTGACGCAGGACACGGTTCTTATGCAATGAACGATATTCTCTTGACTGAGCATGATTTTGCTGCACTTCGCCGCCGGGAACTGATTCATGTAATTATGCAAGATGGAACGCAGGTATGGCTAAGATTCAAGGAAGAGTAGAAGAAACTACCATTATCCGCAGCAGCAAGGACGGCAATCCCCGCAATCGGCTCTTGATTGTCACGCCTACGCTGGGGATTATCCGCATGGAGTGGGCAATGTCCCGGTATGGGCAGGCGGTGCCCTGTAATTGGTCATCGTCTTCGGCATCGCTTGGCATAGGGGCCTGCGTGCCGATGCACTATCTGGTAGCGGACGCGCAGAATTTGGGCTGCGAGGATTGCCTGACAAAGAAGTTTGACTGGCTGCTTTTATGGGAAGACGACACGATTGCGCCTTATGACGCATTGCTCCAACTGAACAAGTACATCATCTCAGAAGAAATCCCCGTCGTCTCCGGCCTGTATTTCACCAAAGGCAATTATTCTGAGCCTATCATCTATCGCGGCAAGGGCAATGGGCCTTTTCTGGATTTCAAGATCGGCGATAGGGTCTGGGCGGACGGTGTGCCAACGGGATTCCTGCTCATCCATTCCAAAGTGATTAAGCTCATGTGGGACGAGAGCAAGCCCTACAAGACTTTGGGCGGGCGAATGACGCGGCAGATTTTCGAGACTCCGGCACAGATTTATTACGACCCAGATACAAAGAGTTATTCATCCGGGCAGGGGACGAGTGATTTGTACTGGTGCAATCGCGTTATTAGGGAGAACGTCTTGACGCGGGCGGGCTGGCCGAAGATAGGCCGGAAGAAATATCCGTTCCTCTGCGATACGAAGATTTTCTGTAAACATTTGGACCTCTCGACGGGCCGCCAATACCCGCCATAAGGAGAACAGAAATGGCTCTAACAAAAACAGTGACAAAAGTATGGCCGGTACGAGCCGCAGATGGTCGCACGTTTTCGCCGGGTATCCATTTAGTTTTGCAGGATGATGGTGTGACGAAAATCGACCAGGACTTCACGGCGCTTTACGGCGGCGGAAGCCAGTTGTCGCAGGTGAAAGCGACGGTGACGGCTGCGGCTCAGGCGGCTATCGACAAGTACAAAGCTGAAAAGGCTTTGAATGACACGGCGGCTTATACCAACGCCGTAAGTGACGTTGATGCGGCATTAACATTGTGAGGTAAAATATGGCTCTAACTAAAACAACCGCGATAGTGGAGATTGATGCGTGGGCGGCAATAGTGGCAGCCACGGCCCGCGAGGGCGCTGCGCATGATGTCTCGGCCAGTTACAACAGTCTGCTTTATATCGAAGTGGCTCTGGGTGAGGCTGTGGCCCATGCGGGATATGGTATCTACGTGGAAGTATCTTACGCCGATGATGACTGGGTACTTTTGTGTGGACCACTTTCCGGCACGATAGAAACGGCGGCGACAACGACTATCAATGATGCGGCGGCCAATGCCGGGGATACGACGATTACCTTGACAGACGCCGCGACGGGCGACTTCGACGTTGTAGGCCGCAAGTGGTTTATCCTCGAAGGAACGGTGGGTAACTCTGAATCCGTGCGCACAAAAAGCCAAGCGGCTAACGTCGTGACGCTGTTCCAGGACTTGATACGGAATCATACCAACGGCGCGAATGTTTACGACCGTGTAGATGAATGGGCTATTGAGATTCCTTTTGCCGCCAGTCAGGTGAGAGTCTTGATAGACAATACCGACGCCGACTGTGACATCTATTCGACAACCCGAATCTCGAAAGTGACGGCATTGACATAACATGGGACTGATAGGCCCTGCACATAATAAGCCCTGGTTGGGCGTTCCTATAAACTGGGGCGACCCTCTCGCTCGCGGAATCGTCGGCTGCTGGCTGATGAACGAAGGGGTGGGTGGCAAGGTCTATGATCTGAGCGGGAATGGAAACACAGGGGCTATAACCAATGCTCTGTGGGTGCCTAGCAAGTTCGGTCCAGGTTTGGAATTCGACGCCAGCGGGGATTACATAAATTGCGGACCGTGTGGGGGTAAGGTTTTTCAAAACGGCAATCCCGTCACGATTGTAACCTGGGTCAGAATCGACAGCGTGGGCCAGACGGCGGGGCGGATTGTTGACAAGGCCACATCGACGGCAGGGCCGATGCTGACGATAACAGCAACCAGCACGATCCACTTTCAGGCCGATGCGGGAATAGATGTTATCCGGGAAGCCTCGGACAATTCCGTTACTTACGGTCAGTATTCTCATATCGCCGTGACGTGGGATGGAAGTCTTACCGCAGCGAACGTTCATATCTATATCAACGGCCGGGAATGTTCCTACCAAACCACAAGTGACGGCACGGTGCCCTTTGTTAATAACGCGGCGGCGAATCTGTATATCGGCAACAATGCCTCGTCGGCGTTGCGATGTTTCGACGGCGTCATCAACTATGTTATGATTTACAATCGCACCCTCTCTGCCACCGAAGTCCAGCAGCTTTATATCGACCCGTTTGGGATGTTCCGGCGAGAGCCGATTGAAATATGGGGTCCGGCCTTTGCCGGAGCTTTGGGTATTTACGTTTATGATACGGAATAATCTTCAATGAAACGAGTTTTGCTAACGGGTATCTGTGGGTTTGTGGGCCACCATTTTGCCGAGCATATCTTGCGCAATACCGACTGGCAGATAGTTGGTATTGACAGGCTCAGTTATGCCTCAAATGGTTTTGACCGCCTGCGCGACGCTATAGGATTTCCTCATTCGCGTGTTCTGCTTTTTGCTGCTGATTTTACGCAACCCATATCTTGCGGACTGGCTAAAGAAATAGGGCCGGTGGATTACATCATTCACATGGGCGCAGAGACACACGTGGACAATTCCATCAAAGACCCACAATCCTTTGTTATGGCAAACGTCGTCGGTACGCGGGTAATGCTGGACTATGCCAAACAAATTCCGGGCCTTGAGAAGTTTTTCTACTTCTCTACTGACGAAGTCTTTGGCCCGGCACCGTCAGGTGTGTCTTACAAGGAATGGGACCGGCACAAGCCCGGCAATCCCTATGCAGCGAGCAAGTCGGCAGCGGAAATGTTATGCTTGGCAGACGCCAACACTTACGGGCTTCCTGTAGTCATTACAAGAACGATGAACTGTTTCGGTGAACGTCAACACCCGGAAAAGTTTATCCCTATGGTGATTAAGAAAGTCCAAGCGGGCGAAAAGGTTTTGATTCACAGTGACCTGACAAGGACAAAGGCGGGCACTCGTTTTTATATCCATTGCCGCAACGTGGCGGCGGCCTATCTATTCTTGATAGACAAGGCTGAAATCGGCGAGGCTTATCATATCGTCGGCGAGCGAGAAGTTGGCAATTTGCAAATGGCAAGATTCATCGCGGATTGTCTCAAGAAAGAACTCAACTATGAGATGGTGGATTTTCATTCATCGAGGCCTGGCCACGATCTGCGATATGCTCTTGATGGAATGAAGATGAAGGAGCTTGGCTGGCAGATACCCAAGACATTCGATGAATCCCTGGAAAAGACAATCCGTTGGTATATAGAACATCCGAAATGGCTTTCATGGTAACTAATTAATGGCGACGACAGGGGCAAAATTTCCGACTTTAGGCACGACGACGGCGGAGTTGCCCTACGATGATTTCGCCTGGCAGACGCCGACGAACATCTACTCCAACGACGGCAACAACGCCTACGTTGATGACAACGCCTTTGATAGTGGCCTCTATACGGGAGTCCTCAAAGCGTCCGGTTTCGATTTCTCTGCGATCCCCGACGGCTCGACAATTTTGGGTGTCGAGGTCAAGATTGAGGCTCATTACACCGTGGGGACTGCGCAGCTTTCGTTGGCTCAGCTTCTCGATGTGAACGGCGCGAAGGTCGGCACGAATCTCTGCGCGACGCCGGTGGCCCTGACCGTGACTAACCCGACCGTCATTACTCGTGGTGCGGCAGACAATCTTTGGGGCAACGTCCTCACGGCGGCCTGGGTGAAAGACCCCGACTTCGGCGTGGCCCTGGGCATCGACGCAACGGGCAATAATTCCAACGTCTATATCGACTATGTGACGATGGAAGTCACATACGACCCGCCAGCCCCGGTCAATATCAGTGTCAACGATGCCGTGGGGCTGACGGACGTGCCAACGATGAGTATTCCTGTCCTGATAGTTCTGGTTGCTTCGCTGATAGGGTTGACGGATTTTGCGGCCATACCTTCACCTGAAATAAATGTTTTTGATGATATTGGTGTTACTGATTCCAGAACCGCCGCCGTCATCCAACTCTTTGAGTATTATAACACAGGTGATGATTCAGTTGACCAACCGAAGGATGCTAACTGGTTTGCTGAGACATTTACACCGCAAGTGAGCCATCGCCTCTCAAAAGTGAGAGTCAAAGTTCTCAGGGTATCAGGTACTGGTAATGCTGTTATTTCGATTCGGAACACCGATGTGTATGGTGGGGGTCCAGAAAGAGCGCCAACTGGGGCAGATATATACTCATCTTCCGTGGATGGCAGTTCGTGGGACGGGACTGCAACCTGGAGAGATTTTGAGATCGCGGACGGGCCAGTTTTGTACAAAGATACGACGTATGCTGCTCTTCTTCATTGCACGGGCGATCTTTGGTTGCAGTGGCGATTAGATTGGTCAAGTCCAAGCTATGGTCGTGGCAACCAGGCAGGAAGCCTCGATGCAGGTGTGAATTGGAGTGCCCTTCCAAGTGAGGATGAAATGTTTGAGGAGTATGGTGAGGCCCTCCTCGACACCTCTGGCTTTGATTCAGTAAGTGTCACTGATGAAGTTGCTGCCGAACTATTAGCCGGTTCTATTCTCAGTGTCAATGTCAACGACGCTATTGGCCTGACGGATGAAGCTGTTGCAGATTTGACCCTTTATGAAATTGCACCTTATGATGCTGTTGGTATAAATGATTCAGCCGCCGGTGAATTGACCATTTATGAAGTTGCCGTGAACGATGCTATCACGGTGACTGATGATGTGCAAGCAGTCCCTTCGCCTCAAGTAAGTGCCGCCGATGATGTAGGCATTTCGGATGAAGTCTCAGCACAACTGAGCCTCTATGAAATTGCTGTCGGCGATTTGATTGATGTAGTGGAAGATGTTGCCGCAGCCCTAAGCCTCTACGAAGTTGCGCCCTACGATGCCATTGGCTTGCAAGACGAGCCAACGGTTGCAATGACCGCCGGGGCGATTCTTGAAGTTTCCGTTTTCGACCTTGTTCATATCCACCCGGCATACCGCAGGCCGGATGTCTCAGACTCTATAGGATTGACCGATAGCGTTTCGGCGTCGATTCCTGTCCTGTTAGTGTCTGTCTATGACTCGATAAATGTCACGGATAATGTTCAGGCTGACATACCTGCCTCGGCTACGGTCGATGCTGTTGCTTATGATAACTTGGCTATAACCGATGAGCCAGGAATATCCATCCCCGTTCTTGTAGTCTCAATATTCGACAGCGTAGGTGTAAGCGACGCAACAGAAAATTCCCTGACGCTTTATGAGGCCCTTGCCTATGATACGCTGGACGTTTCGGATGAGCCAGCTCTCCAACTTGTCGGGGCGGGCCTTTTGCTGGCAAGTGCCGACGATGCTGTTGGCCTGACGGACGAAGCAAGCCTTTCGATTCCAGTCTTACTTGTCTCTGTTAATGATAGCATCGGTGTGCAGGATTCCACCGAAGCCTCATTGAGTCTTTATCAGGCGAGTCTGTTTGACCAGATAGATGTCACGGATTATACAGAGGCAAATCTTGTCGGCGCTGGGATTCATAGCGTCAATGTGGCCGATGATATTGCAATAACGGATGCTGCGGAAACCAGCGTGCCTGTTCTTGTGGTTTCGGCCTATGACAGTCTTTCCGTCTCAGACCAACCAGCAATATCTATTCCACTCCTGCTGATTTCAGTAGCTGACAATGTTGCAGTTCAGGATGAGTCCTCCGGCTTTATAGGTGTCCTGCTCGCAACAGTTTCGGACAACATCGGCGTTACTGATGAAACACAAGTCCAGATACCGATTCTGGCTGTTTCTGTGAATGAGGCTATCGGCCTAACGGATACAATAAGTGCCAGCGTTCCCACCCTTCTTGTTTCGACCTCAGACAATGTAACTTTGCAGGATGCAACCGAAGCCGCATTGACACTCTACGAGATACTGGTAGATGATGCTCTTGATGTTGCCGAGTACACAGAGACACAACTTTTTGGCGCGGGGCTTTTAGCCCTGAATGTCAATGATGCTGTTGGCTTGACAGATTCCGTCAGCGCGGGTTTGACGCCCTACCTTCTGAACGTAGCTGATGATTTGGCCATTACCGATTCTGCTACCGGCCTGCTGACGATCTATGAAATTGTGGTATTTGATACGATAAATGTCGGCGAATTCTGCCAACTGAGTATTCCCGGTCTTGTGCTTGAGCCTTACGTTTCCGAGGCGATAGCCCTGACTGACAATAGGGCGGTTGCTATTGCTATCTATCCGTTCCTCCAGGCAATTTTGAATGTGAAGGCCAACGAATCTGTTTTGGTTTGCCGGGATACAGGGAGCGTTGTGGATGTGGCGGATACGGGAAGTTTATTGACTGTGACGAGGTGACGATATGGCCTTTCTGATAGGCGATACGATACGGCTGAGTGCAACAATCAAGAACCTTGACGGCAACGAGCAGGCCCCTGCTGCGATAACGGTGACAGTCTATCGAGATGACGGAACGACAAAGATTCTTGATGCTGGCGTACCAAGTTTGAAGACGGGAACGACAGCGCAGTATTACTATGACTGGACGGTGGCTACGGTGACAAGTGCCGAGACTTTAACAGTCCTGTGGGAATGGACGGGGCCGCACAAAAAGAGCATGGAATTTGAAGTAAGGACGGCGATATGAGCATACAAAGTCCTGTGACATTAGACGAAGCCAAAGACCATCTAAGGGTGGTCGGAACGGATGATAATAACTATATCAACGGCCTGCTTTTGGCGGCTACGGATTGGGCCGAAAAGTTCCAGAATCGGACTTTCGTTCAACGTGCCCGAACGATGGAGTTAGACGAGTTCAAAACGATCATCTGTCCACCCTATCCGCCATTGGTTAGCGTGACCTCGATAGTCTATGTGGATACTAACGGAACGAATCAGACATTGTCGGCGACCTACTACCGGGTGAACACGGGCAGTGAGCCGGGGCGGATCACAGAGGCTTACGGCTACTACTGGCCCTTAATAAGAGATGTGACGGGGGCCGTGACGATTATTTATGAGGCTGGCTATGGCAAGGCGGCTAAAGTGCCTGATGACGTGAAGGCGGCTATCAAGCTCATCGTGGGGCATTTGTACGAGCATAGGGAAGCTGTCAGCGAAGTGACCCTGAACGAAGTGCCGATGACGGCCAAATCGTTGCTTTGGCCGAATAGGATAATGTCATTCGGAAGTGAAAGCTGATGCAGATAGGCAAGCTCAGAAACAAGATTGAAATTCAGGCCCGGATGGATCCTTCAACGACGAACGGCTACGGTGAGCCGACCGAAGAATGGGAAACCGTCCTGACGGTTTGGGGCGGCATTACTACGCCGACCGGCAAGCAGCTCTATGTTGCCGAGCAGTTACAGGCCGAAGTCTCGCACATCGTCCTCTTGCGGTACTGTGACGCCCTGACGCCGAGACATCGGCTGAAATTTGGTGAGCGGATTTTCAATATCTCTTTCGTTCACAATTTCGATGAGCGCAACATCCAGCAGGAAGTTTTCTGTAAGGAGGTGGTATGAGAATTGAACTGCAAATCAAGGGAGCCGCCGAGATTGCCGCAAAACTTCAGCAGATCGAAAAGAAGATGTCGCAGAAGATCATCCGTTCAGCCTGTCGGGAAGGGTCTAAAGTCATTGAGGGCCAGGTGAAAAACAATATCCGCAGTATGGTGGGCGGTGAAATGGGACGGCGCATGGTTAATGCTTTAGGTGTCCGGGCATGGAAGCGACAGCGGCCAGGAGGTTACGGGGTAGGCATACGCTTCCTGCCGGAGAAGGATGATTTGCGGCGCAAGCGGCCTGTAGGCGTGGCGGCATTCACCGTCTATACGATGGGTTCGGCTTCCAGCATTAAGAGTCACAAATTGATTGCAGGAAGTCGCACATACTATATCCCGACAGCAATAGAGTACGGTCACGCATTTCCCGGTAGGGGAGGCAAGAAAGGCGCACCGAAAGATGTTGCTGCAATACCCTATTTCCGGCAGGCATTTGATAGTGAGAAGAACAACGCCGAACGGGCGATGAGAGAGGTTATCTTGGTTGGCATAGAGAAGGCTACGCATGGCGGTTGAAAAGGCAATACGCTCGATATTGATTGATGATGGGGATGTAGGCGCTCTGGTTGGCGATAGAGTATTCCCTATCGTCCGCCGTGATGGGTCTGCGCTTCCAGCTATTGTCTATCAGCAAATTAGCGGCGTCAGGGACCAAATGCTCTCGGGGCCGAGCGGATTTGTAGAAGCCAGGTTCCAAATCAACTGCTGGGCAGAAACTTACGAAGGGGCTGACGAGTTAGCAGAGGCCGTCCGGGGCGCGCTGGATGGTTACAATGGGACCAAAGAAAGCGTTGTCATCCAGTGCGTCCACTTGCTTGACGAGGGCGATATGCCCTCTTTAATAGCGGACAATGAAAGTTTTAATTTTCACGGCAAGCGATTAGACTTTATGGTTTGGTTTGATGAATAACTAACGACAACTGAATAATGCGGGTTTGCTCAACGCCCGGCCAGGCAGCGAGCGACGCAAGAATAAAAAAGCGGTCGTGTGGGACCACACTCTCACATAGACCGCTTTTTTATTGCCCGCGCATTAAAGGAGAATTTTATGAGTGACGCAACACATGGACACGGGACTACGCTGGCCGGGAGTACGGCTGGCACCATAGGCAACGTTGTTACGCTGACGATTGACGGCGTGACCATCGACATCATCGACGTTACGACGATGGATTCGACAAACAAGTGGAAAGAGAAGCTGGCTGGCCTGAAAGACCCAGGACGAATTACCTTCACGGTCAACTATGACGGTGCGGCTTCCGGCGATGCCAATACCATCCACAACAATCTCGGCACGTCTCAGACGTGGACGGTGACATTCCCGGATACCAGCACCTACGCCGCAACGGGATGGATTCAGCATTATACCATTGCCGACCCTGTGGCGGACAAGATAAGTCAGGATGTGACGATTGAATTTACTGGCGCGCCGACGTTTACCGACGTGGCGCCATAAGGAGGTTTTATGGCCCAATTGACGAAAGAGCAAGTGCTTGGAGTTAAGGATATTCTCACGGAAGTCGTGAATGTCCCCGAATGGGGAGGGGAAGTAACTGTGACTGTCATGGATGGTCCCTCGCGCGACGAATGGGAAATGATGCTCTACGCCGACGGCAAGGCCAACACAATAACGAACCGCCGGGCCAAGCTCTGTGCCATGACTATCATCGACCCACAGACGAGCAAAAGGCTATTCAGCCCCGATGAATTAGCGAAGAAATCCGGTGTAGCACTAAGCCGGGTTTTCGATGCAGCCTTGCGATTGAACAAGATCGGCGGCGATGCTATCGAGCAAGCCTCAAAAAACTCAAGCGACCCTGGGAACGGTTCAAGCATGACCTCGCCCGGTCCTGGGGATGCTCGGTAAGGGAAATGCTGTCTCGTCTGGACAGCCGGGAATTAACGGAATGGTATGCAGACTATCTGGCAGAGCCTTGGAGCGAACGGCGGGCCGACGTGCGGGCGGCGATTATCGCGCAGATTCTCGCCGAGATTAACAGGGACCGCAAGCGCAGACCGACTCCGTATAGGCTCGATGAGCTTATGGCTGTTCCACCCATCGAGACTAAGAAAAAGGCAATGCCGTGGCAGGCTATGAAGATGATGCTCAAGGCAGTAAGTAAAACGATAAAGGGGAAATAACGTGGCAGTCGGGACCCTGGCCGTCAATGTAGTCTTGAACAATGAAGCCTTTGAGCGAGAGATGCGCAAGACTCGGCAGACGATAGGCTCATTCAGCAAGGACGTTTCCAGTTCTACGAAGACCTTATCGTCACTTAGTTCTGTTCTGCGGGGCGGGGCTTTTGTTTATGCCGCTAACCGTTTTACGGATATGGCAGCGGCGATGCTTGAGGCCAAACGCAAGGGCGAAAGTATGTTCGATGCGTTCTTGTCTGGTCTGCCTGTTATCAATCGCCTGGCAGAATCGGCGAATCGCCTTGCAAACGAATTGAGCGGCCTTGCGGCGGCGCAGGAAACGGCGACGCTATCACAAGAGCTGAGTACCGGCATTGAAAAAATGCGCCAAAATATGCAGCGGACGATGGAACTCAATATGGCCAGCGAGATGGAAAGGCCGATGATAGTCGCACGCCAAGCGTATGAGGACCAACTTAAAGCCATCGACAAACTGGAAAGCGATTACGCGCAAAAAATCCGAGACCGCAACAAGCCGATACTCGACCAAATTGCCGCCCTTGAAAAGATGCGGACGAGCGGCACATACTTCGGCGGCATGGGAGCAATGGGAGTTGCTGGCTTGAGCGAAGCCGAAAAAAAACGTCGCATTGCTGACCTCAAATCACAATTAACGCTCATCGAAAATTTGGATACCCAACGGCACAATGCTTATCAGGTGTACCAATCCGATTTGGCCAAGTCGAGCGAACAGCTTCAAAAGCATAACGAGGAGACCAAAAAAACGGCTGAGAATTTCGATGTTCTCGTCAAAAAACTCAAAGAAGCGAGGGACCTTGAGCGCATCGTTGATGGCATCGGGTCAGCCTTCACTAATGCCTTCGATGCGGCAATTGCCGAAGGCCAGAAGCTCCGTACCGTCCTTCAGGCTTTAGCTCAAGACATTATGCGGGTTGTTGTCCACGAAACAGTATCAAGACCCATCGGAGAATTTGTTGCAGCGGGGCTCAATGCGATAATGACGCCGAATTATCAAGCAGCGGGGGTTCAGACAGTTAAGAACTTCTCCGGCCCATTGCCGGGAACTGAATATCATGGCGGCGGCATTGCCGGTGAAGGCAGGATTCTCCGCAACATCCCCGCCCTTGCGATGCTTAATGCGCCGAGGCTCCATACGGGTTTGAGGCCGAACGAATTTGCAGCCGTCCTTGAGCGAGGCGAAACCGTCACGCCCAAAGGCGGCGGGGGCGGCGTGAAAATCTACGTCTCTACGCCAGACGCTGCGGCGACGGCACGGTGGATTTACGGCAACCGCAAGCAGATTGCCTCAGCCCTGACGGGCGCACAAAACGAGAATCACACGCTGAGACGGAGCGAGCGATAAATGGCAGACGTGAATGTCTATGATGATATTGGTTTGACAGACTCGGTAACAGCGAGCGTGCCTATCCTGCGCATCTATCCCTATGATGCTATCGCCGTAACGGATAGTGTGCGCTTTCATCAAAAATACTCCGCCAGCGTCTTTGATTCTGTGGCTCTTGTTGATGGCATTGGCCGATTAGCAACGAGTGCTCATCTTGTCATCCTTTTGAATGACTATGTTGGCGTGGCGGCCTACTCTGGCTTCGGCCAGCAGTTTCCCGTTGAAAAGTCCTACGAATGGCGCACGGATTTGGTCAAGTACGACAGCGGCAGGGAGCAGCGGAACCTTATCTATTCCCAGCCTATTCGCAGGTGGAAGATCAACTGGCAGGTTATGGATGAAGCGGCCCGCAACAGGCTCATCGAGGTCTTTCACCGCAGCCGTGGCATGTTCAGGACGTTCCAGTGGAAGGACTGGGACGACTACAAGGCGACGAACGCCGAGATAGCGACGGATGGCGTCACGACGGAATACCAGCTCGTCAAAACCTACTTCTTCGGTGAGGGTGAATACTGGAGCGAGGAAAAGCACGACATCGCGCCGACGAGTGTATTTGCCCCTATCGTTTGGCACTCTGTCGATGGCTTGCAGACGCGGACAACTTCAAATCCGCCGGCTGGGGCTAATCAATACTATCTCGATGACCGTGACGGTACGCTGATATGGTCAACGGCTCCATCGGTAGGGACACTCACCTGCACCTTTGAATTCTACTACCGCGTCAGGTTCGATTTCGATGAGTACGTGGACTTGATGTTCACGGCGGATTATTGGCGGGCCGAAGGGGTGAATCTAATCGAGGTTTTAACGTGAAGACCGTAAGTGCTTCATTTCAAGCCGCCCTAACAGACGGGACATTGAAACTGGCCGAGCTGATAACGCTCGAACTGGCCGACGGCACGACCTATCGTTACACGACCCACCAAACGGACATAGTCTGGGACTTGGCGGGCAATACCTATTCGGCGGCGGTTCCCATAAGTCCGGGAAGCGTAAGCTCGAAGCATACCGGGGAATTTGACGACTACGAATTCTCGCTGGGCCACCTGAATACCCCCTTTTCGCCCTGGCTCATCGGCTCCATTTTGGAGAATGTCAAGGTTACGATCAAAAGGGTTCGCTGGGATACCAGTTATAGCAGTGCCGAGGAACTGACAGTATTTGTGGGCTACGCCAATGTGCGGTTTGACCGGCAAACGGTAAGCCTTACGTGCCGTCCGGTGATCAACAGCCTGAATATCAAGGTTCCCCGGCACAGCTTTCAGGAGCCATGCAATTACGCCCTATTCGAGTCCGGCTGCACCCTGACGCAGAGCAGCTACGGTTATAACGGCACGGCGACCGGGGGGAGCGTCGCGGCCTTAACTGATACGACAAGGGGGGCGTGCTACAAGGCCCCCTTTGACGCTGCTACAGGCACTGTGGCCCGCGCAGAGACGATAACGGGTGGTTCAGGGGGCGGTACAGCCAAAGTCGTGCAGGTCGTCTATCTGACGGCCTCTACGGGCTTCCTATGGTACGTCCAGCTTGCAGGCACGCAATTCGTGAATAACGAGGTTGTAGCCAACGGGGCCGACAATGTGACGCTTTCCGCCACCCCTGCGGAGGATACGACATTCTACGCTTTGGGCGAGCTTGCGATTACCAGCGGGCCGAACAACGGCCAGCGGCGGCAGGTTCACAGCGATTCCGGGGGGCTTACTGTACCTACGTGGGCATGGTCTCAGGCTATCCTGCCGGGTACGACGTACACGATCTATCCCGGCTGTGACGGCTTGGCGACGACCTGTAGAGATAAATTCGACAATACGGCTAACTTCCGGGGCTTCCCATACATACCCCGAATCGAGGATATGAGCGCGAATTATATCGAGATATGACACTTGCATTTATAGCTCTGGGTTTGATGTTCGTCTTCAAAGCCGCGATGGCAATGGCTATCAGCTACGCTATCAGCGCAGCCTTTGCCAAGAAGCCCAAACAGAACGTCCCCGAAGCTGGCAACTATCCCCAGCAAAGCGCGCTCAAGGCTATCCCGATCCCGAAAGTCTATGGCACACGCCGCGTAGCTGGGAACATTATCTGGATGAAGCAGACGGGAACTTATGAACCCTATGGCAGCGGGATTAGTCTGCCCGTGAAAGAGCTTGTGATAGCTATCTGTGAAGGCCCGGCAACGGTTCTTCGCTACTGGCGCGACAACAGGCTACAGGCAGGCGGCAGACTTCATACGTTCTATGACGGCGACGGTACGACAGGCAAGTGGCTCAAGGGGGGCCAGTGGATAGATATGGGCTACACGCTGGCCGGCCAGACGGGCGAGCCATTTATCAACGCCGAGAACACCTGCTGCGTCCATATCCTGAACGAGCGGTGTGACTACTCAGGCAACGTGGTCAATTATACGTTTGAAGTCCAGAGCGGCTACGCCGGCTATCCGCAGTTGCGTTCGGCAACCGTACAAGCGAATCCGGGGCTGTCGCACGACACGCCGATTTCATCTTTTGCAGACCTGAAATACTGGCTTCAAGACCAATTCGTTACTGGCATTCACATAAGCCAAGACCCTGTGTATCCAACTCAATGCCGCATAGGCTTGGAATACCCGGTGCCCTTTGGCAACACTATGGCTATTGAGAATACCGCAAATTACAATGGGCAGTATTCCAGCTTCTTGACAATGCTCGATGGCTACACCTATCGCTGGAATCATCCTTATGTTGGCGATGAAGACGGAGTGGGATGGCGGTCGGCAGGAATTTACAGCGCCTACGTAGGCGAGAAGCACTACTACTTAACAAACGACATCGACGCGTCGGAAACAGCAGGCCCGGATTATTTGAATGGTTACGGCTGGTTTCCTTCAATGGCTTTCGCTGACTATGCCAGCAACGTATCGACACTCGATGGTTGCGGGCACAAGATCACTGGACTTTATCAATCGCCGAATAGAACGTTTCAGCAAGGATCAAATGGGCAAGATGCTGTTGGAGGATTTCTGTATCAGCCCTTCAGCGGGATAATTGCGAATCTCACTCTCGAAAATGTCACTATGTATATGGAGGAAGGCGGCGGTTTTGCTTCTAAACCCTCCAATGGAACTGTTACAGCCGCCAAGTTCTATAATTGTCATGTCACTGGTTCGATATATGCAGTAGGCGACCAAGTTGGCAATTACACTCATGCGATAGGCGGATTTATGGATATGACTCTTGCTACCGCCGCTCCTAAGAATACAGAATGTTATGATTGTACGGCTAATGTTCAAATTGACGTTGCCAACTATCACCAAATTGCAGCGCCAAGATATGTTGGCGGGTTCATCGGAACCGGATATAGCAGCCCTGGAGGTTATCCAAAGTTTTATAACTGCCACGCCTACGGTGACGTGACGGTGCGCGGCTATCAGACTACGAACGGACAATACGCGGGCGGCTTTGTCGGCTATCCGGTTCTTAATTGTTATTTCTATGATTGCTCTGCCAGAGGGGACGTTATCGGCGACAAATACGTCGGTGGGTTTTCGGGCGGCTATTATGGATATTTTGCGAGATGCTACGCAACGGGCGATGTCGCCGCGAACGATCCTAACAATGGAATCGCAGGCGGTTTCTTTGGATACGCGACGAGTTATGCCGATGCATTCGATTGCTACGCCTGGGGCAATGTGGCTGGCGGCTCGAACTCATACGCAGGTGGATTCAGCGGATATTTGGGCGACCGTACACGATGCTATTCAATCGGAACAGTGACGGGCGGCAGCGGCAAGACAGGGGGCTTTTCAGGTTATGGTGGCGGCAATAGCTATTGCTATTGGGACACAGAATCAAGCGGATTGCTTACGGATGGCCCAAGCTCATTGTTTGCTAATGGCAAAACAACCCGCGAAATGTGGACTGAATCAACCTATCAAACTTGGGACTTCGACACCGTTTGGTTCATGGGTAACTACTTTAACACGGATTGCAACCCAGCTTTCATTGTCCAAGATTTGCTGACGCACAAGAGATATGGTGCGGGCCTTGATGTTTCATATATCGACGCCGATAGTATTTGGGCTGTGGCGGACTATTGCGAAGAGAACGACGTCTTGATTTCCCTTGTCCTGAAAGAATCCAAGCCCGTCGTTGACTGGATCGACCATATTCTCGCGCATTGCAACGGCTACCGCTTCTGGTCGGAAGGCAAGCTCAAATTAGGGATATTCAAAGACGAGGAAGCCGTAGGCGATACACTGACTCAGAGCGACCTCGTCGTGGATGACAGCCCGAATCCCGCGCCGCCATTAACCATAACCACAAGGGAACGCTCAGAGACTTTCAATCGCATCGAGCTATCGTGGTCGAACCGAGAGAATATGTACGACCTCTCGCAAGTGATAGCTCAAGATCAAGTGGACCAAAGGGTCAGCGGCCAAGTCAGAATCAAACAGGTTAATCTCGATGGTATCTGCCGCGCAACACTTGCCGAGACTATAGCCTACAGGATGCTCTATGAATCCATGAACCGATTCAACATCTATAGCTTCAAGTTAGGCTACGAACACATGCTGTTGGAAATCGGGGACGTTAAGACGATGACGGACGGCTATCTGCTCAACGCACAGAAGATGCGATTCCTGTCTATCGAAGAAGAGCCGAACGGCAGGACATTGGCTATCGAGGCTGTTGAAGAGAAGCCCCTGCTCTACGGTTCAATATCGACGCTGGCGCAAGCGGCATGGACGCCGGGCGATTTGATTTGCGACGATGAGATTATCTACAGCGATGCCGTGAATGTCACAGTTACACCTATTTATGGTGATGGGACGGATACTGTAGCATTAAGCGACTACGCACACTTGGAAGTAGCATAAAAAGAAAGAATGAAATAGCAGAGGGAAACAGCAATGGCTTTGACATCGGAAGAAAAGGCGTACATCCATGAATCGGCCCGTGAAGTCTCGAAAGAGATTATCAAAGAAGTGATGATTTCGCACGTTGTCGCTTGTCCACACGGGCAGGTGATTAGCAAGGCCAAGTGGACGGTCATCGGTTTAGGACTTGGCCTTTCGGCGGCGAGCGGTGCGGGTTTAGTTACTGGACTTTTGGCCTTGATGAAATGACCCTCGAACAACAGATCGACCAGGTGAGTGAAGCCATTTCCGGCATGGAGGAAAGAACCCATCATCCCGATGAGTGGGCGAAGATCAACGATATGCACTTGACAATCTGTGAACTCAAGGGACAATTAAAAGAGTTGAGAGACATCGAAAAACGGAACCTGAATTTGAAAGGAGAAACGAAATGAAAAATCCATTGGGTGCAAGCAAACAAACGACGTTCGGCGGACTGGCTCTGAGTTTGCCTCTTCTTCTGAGACAGTTGGCCAACCTGATAGATGGCGACCCCGCTACGGTGTTTGATTTTACAATGGTCATTGCGGCGCTCGGGGGTTTGTACGCCCTCTGGAAGGCGCGCGATAATATGAAGACGAGCGAGAGCGTAGGCGCGAAGTGAAAACCTACCTCATAGCCGCCCTGGTCTGGTTGCTGCGCGCCGTGCTCGGGCCGAAACCGAAGTCGCCACGAGTCACCGTTGTTGTTAAAGACGAGAGCGTGATCGCCGAAGAGCGCAAGCACCTGGAAGAATTGAAAGCCGAAGTCGGGAGGATAGAACGTGAACTCAAGAACAGTGCCGCACAAAGTACCACTGCGATTATGGCTCGTAAGAGGGCTCGCGTTAAGTTTCTTGATCGTGAACTTAAACGGTTGCGCACAGAACGCCGTACCGCCATCCAACGAAGAGACGATTTTGAACGACTTACCGGTGCGGGCCGGTGAGCCGTCGCCCATTGAGGGCATCGTAGTGACGCCTGGAAGACATGCACACCTGATTGAGTGCGAAAGTACGTGTGAACCATGATGCCAGGTTTTGAAGAACTCAGACCCGCCTTGTTTACGATAACAGGCAACTATATACGCCGACATCCCGAAGAAGATTTTTGGGAAGTCCTGAATGAAATATGGCTCAGTAAACCTATGCAAAAGATTACTGATGTGCGGATGTCGTGGCAAGCTGCTCAATGGGGACTTGCCGACTACATTCGCCGCAAAGCGGGTAACGGATGTTTCAGACAACCCATCAAAAAACGTCAAGCCCATTTGTGTTCTCTATCTGACCTTGACGAATCCTATCTGTCTGAATTGGCAGGATCAGGCAACGAATACGACAGCATTGACGCAAAAGATTTGGATCAATGGATACGACGGTGGTTGTGCGAACGGGACCGGATAGTTGTCTTCTGTAGAATGCGAGGAGAAACATTAGAGGCTATCGGAAGGAAAATCGGCATAAGCAAAGAGAGAACAAGGCAGATTTTCAACGAAGCGCAAGAAAGACTTCGCAAAAGATTGTCAGCATAAATCAACCCTTAATTTGAAAGGAATGTACCATGAAAAAGCTGTTATTGATTGTGGCCCTCCTCCTGTGCCTCGTTGGCACGGCGAGGGCCGGAGAACCGAATGTACCTGTCAATGAGCCCGTCCAGGGCATTACCGTCTGGGGCTTGACCGAGGGCGACGCTTCCAGTACGGCCGAAGGGCGTTTTGGCTATGAACTAAAAAGCCGTTTCGAGCCGTTTGTTGGCGTGAAATATCTGACGGGCAATCCCGAATGGGGACCTGCCCCGGATATTGTCTCGGCAGGTATGATCTACCACGTCAACGAGATCGGCCTTGTGACGGACGAACAGCCGGACAATGCTTGGGAGGAAATCCTGCACAGCCTCAAAGCAAGGCCCTACGGGGGAATAGAGGCTGCTATCCCAACGCAGGGAGAAAATCGGCAACTCGAATTGAATTACATTGCCGGGACGCTCTTTTCCAACGAGCCTGATTTCCGAGTGGCGTTTTGCGTGGAATATATGGTGGGCGATGACAACCAGGCTATCCGCATCGGCGGCCGATTTAGATTCTAGTGATTGCCCGCGATTAAAATTCAGGTAAAATGAAAACAGTGCGGATAGGGTCATTCCCGAAAAGTGGCCTTCCTGAGCCACCTTCCGCACTATAACCTTCAGGACTGGTACAGGAGACAGACAATGTCTAAAGAGATTCAACTCACACAAGATAAGGTCGCAATAGTTGATGATGCTGATTTTGAATGGTTAAATCAGTATAAGTGGTATGCTAACAAATATCGTAATACCTTCTATGCTGTTCGCAGGGTATATTTAGGTGGTGGACGAAAACATGAGAGAAGCAAAATGATTCTCATGCACCGCGAAATCTTAAAGCCACCAGATGGTATAGATACTGACCATAAAGACGGAAACGGTCTAAACAACCAATCTGGCAATCTGCGAAATGCGACGAAAGCACAAAATGCCCAGAATAGACGAGCACATAGCAGAGGAACATCAAAATATAAAGGCGTTTCCTGGCATCGAGATACTAATAAATGGCTAAGTTGTATTCGGGCAAAAACACGATATATTCATTTGGGATTATTTGTGTCCGAGAAAGAAGCTGCAAAAGCTTATGATAAAGCAGCGAAAAAATACTTTGGCGAATTCGCGCGTACAAACTTCTGAGACTCAGGAGAAACTTAAAACGCGGTTTTACGACCTGCTGTACTTCGATGATGAGCTGAGCCTGACGGACGGCTACATGAGCTACATCGCCCGCAAGCTGTCTGAGGACGTCGTCCGCAGGTTCAGGCTCAAACGCAAATAGGATTCCTTTCCATAAGGGCGGCCCCGGCACCCCCAAGCGCCTCCTCCCGCTTACCCGCCGGGAGCCGCTCTTTTCAAAATTAGTGTTGTTTATAGACTTGACTAAATTTACAGAAGTCTATAAATAAGTGTTAATATGAATGGCGATATTTCCAAGCCGGTAAAGTCATTGATGCGTTGGATTTGGTTCTGGGATGGTGTATATCATAAAGCTCCTCTTGGAATCTTTTTGAGAGATAAACGCAAAGTCCCATCGAGCGCTCACGATAAACGATATGAGCGACGATGGAGACGAAGGCGGGAAAAGTGCTTTGTTCGAGATGTACCTTAAACCGGGACGAACCTTAAACCGGGAAGCCGCCTCTGAACTATCGGGGCCGCTCTTGCGCATACGAAATTACAAAACATGTTACGCCGAGAATCGCCGAAAAGAAAGATGGCGGAGGAAGCAAATTTTTTTCGCTTGCAAGTCTTTTAGATATGCCAGTTTATGACACCCTGAGTATTTTCTTTCATTTTGACCTATTGACACATTATGCCATAGCCGATACAGTTTACGTATGGATACCATGAAGAAGAAAAAGAACAATAACGCGAGCCGAAGAGTTATGGTTACGCTCTCCAAACAGCAATGGAAAGACTTTGATGCTTGGCGGAACATATTTGGTTATAAAGATAACCAAGCTATTGCCGAATGTATCAGGCTTCGGCTTGTCGGCCCTCAGTAATCGCCCAGGGACGCGGGTTTGGACCGCACTGTGAGAAAGGA